TCAGTGGTTTACTCCTGGCGGCGGCTGGCTATAATGTCGCCCTCTTCGCCGGTATAGCTCAGCTGGTAGAGCAACTGACTTGTAATCAGTAGGTCCCGGGTTCGACTCCTGGTGCCGGCACCATCTAAATCAATAGTTTGCGCACATCCAAACCATTGAACCTACGCTGAAACGTACAATTCGACGTACAAAAACAGCGACGACTTTCTGACGAACATTTCCCGAACGCCAAAAGGCGAACGGAAAATCACGCCCGTTGTCTCATCGTTACCACCTATCTGAACGATAGGTCGATGAAGCGCCGATTTCGTTGACATGAGCAGTTGACAGCGAAACAATCGGCCCCCATTTTGAAAAGGCGTTACCACTGTTGAAAATCCAACGGTCGGAACGCCGAAAAATTGGGCACGGAGATAGCCATGGGCCACGCACTGAAAAAACCTGATCGCATTTACATTCCCCCGCGCGACAAGTCTCGCGGCGAGGCAGTGGCGCGTCCGGCTGAAGGTGAGTACCAGGTCCAGCTTGAGAAGGCTTTCTGCATGGCTTTCCAGCGTTATGAGAAAGCGCTTGAGGAGCTGGCCAAGGTATAAGCCATGGCCGAGAAGGATCTCTCCCAGTACGGTGAAATCTGCGAAGGCATTCGCTACCTCACCGTTGACGCGCTTATCTTCATCAACCAGCAACTGATCAGGCTTCAGACTCCGGACGAAATGGTCGGAGTCTTGAAGCCCAATGAGCTGTCTTCCTCGCAGCAGCGCCCGGCACAGATTCGTTTCTACGAACAGACGAACGACATGTACCGGCTAGCAGCCACGCTGATGGAAAGCATCGTGCGGAACCATCCGTTTGCCAACGCCAACAAGCGCACGGCAGCAGCCGCCGGTTTCCTTTTCTTGTTGATGAATGGCTACGAGTTGACCGCCCCAGGCCACGAACTGGTAACAATTGTCCTTGGCCTAGCCAATGGCGAATACAGTTGTGACGAATTGGAAAGCTGGCTTGCACACTGGGGCCGAGACTTCGACACTCGCAACCTGAACGCGCCTGATGCCTGGCTGGATATGTTCGCCAAAGCATTCCAGATAGCCTGATCTCTCCTTTTATGCCTGCTCCGTAACTCCTTCAGAACAACCCACCCAGCGCTGCCACCCGGGGAAAGAGCCAAGGCCAGGAAGCAAACCCGTCCGCTGAGCATCGATGACGACGCCCATATGGCGGCGAAGATCGCCGAGAACTCGAAACCTACCAAATAACTGCCCAGCCAAGGAGCGGCCATGGCCTTCGAAATCGCCTATCTCGACTATGACGAACTGGTCACGTTCAAGACCGACTTCCTGCACTTAGCATCTGACCGAATTCTCACCAGCAACAACGGCGAAATGATGCCGCATCTCGTGCTCAGAGCGATTGACCTGGACACTGGAGAGATTATCAACGATCTACTCAAGAGAATGCAGGGAGAGCCGGAGGCCCAAGGCATCTATTGGTGGCTTCGCTGCCTAACCATCTACCCAGCCCTTCTATGCCTCAAGCAAATTGCATGCACCTACAGAGGAGGCAAGAAGGCCAGGCACTTCGCTGGAGCCGCAAAATTCGCCGCCAGCATGCGTTGCTCGCCCTACACCGAAGATGAGCTTAAAGAGCACATGATCGGGGCGTGGAAGTGCTACACAGAACGCTATCCAATAATCCACCAGCTTATTCCGGCCAATCAATTAGCAGCGTTCACCGATGGCGCCTGGACGACACTGAATCGGGGCGAAGTCTCAATAGCAGGACAAGATGAAGAGTCGGTAAGAATGCTCCGACTCTTCAAACTGCTCCCCTGAGCCGCTCCTTCACTTCGGACGTTGGGCGTCCTGGCGCTGGATGCACCCCAGCACCTGGTTGGCGCAGCTCAGCAGCGCGGCCTCGGTGTCATCCAGGGCCTGCCGCCACTGATCGTTCACCAGCACCGCCGGCCGTGCCGGTAGGACGCACGGCACCAGCGGGCAGAACTGTCGGCCCGCGGTAGGCGCCTGGGTCGGTGGTCTCGGGCCGTTCGTACAGCCGGCCAAGGCCAGCAGGCACAAGCCCGCGCAGATACTCATCGACAGCCTGGTCATTGCGGCGTAACTCCTCAAGGGCCGTGCCCTGGACCCTGGCATTGGTGGAAACGGCCTGAGCCAGCGCTCGCATGCGCTGGTCGATCTCGGTGATCTGACCGATCTGGCGCTGCTGCTCAGCCAGCACGCCGGCCTGCAGGCTGACCAGTTGCTGGGCCTCACCGGCGGCCTTTTCCGCAGCATCAGCGCGCTGGGTCTGGAGATCGATGCGCGGGGCCAGCCCCCACCAGACGAGCCCGGAGCCTAACGCGATCAGCAGGACAGCGGCGCAGGCCTGCAACCAGGCCTTGGATAGAAGCGCTCCCATAGCTCCCCCTACGGCACGTCGCGGAAGAAAATGTGCCGGCCGATCTTCACTGTGCGCCTGGCCAACGCAGCCCAGGCCGGCGGCTTCGACATGCTGGTGGAGTAGTAATGGGTAGCGCCGCCGGTGGGATCCGGCTGCTTGCCCGCCAGCACCACCAGCGCCGCCTCGCGCGCCTGCAGGTACTGCGCCGCCGGAATCTGCTTGGCACCGCTCAGGTAGGGGAAATTGGGATCGTCCCTGTTCCAGCAACTGAACTGGTAGGGCTTCTGGCAGACGGTCTGGATATCCCGCCCCCACCAGCCTGGCTGGGCGGCCCGATTCCTGATGGTCCAGCCCACCGCCACCATGCCGGCAGCGCCTTCGCCGCGCGCCTCACCCCACAGCGTCCGCGCCAGTACATCTACATCACACTCTTGGCCCATAATTTCATTTCCTCCGGGCATGAAAAAGCCCGCTAGGTGGCGGGCTTGGGTTGAAGGCCTGGAGCCGGCCGGCTCAGACCTCGATATCGAACTGGGGGAGCTGCGGCGCCGGCCCGGTCACCAGGCCATCGCTGATGAACGCCATCTGCCCGGCCGGCACCGCCGTGCCCCGAGCCGCGATCACGACGTTGTTTCGCAGGCGGACGCGGCAGGTGCCGGCGCCCTCGTCGACGTCGATCACCTCCCCCACCGTGCGCGCGCCGCCCGGTAAGAGCCCGATGAACCGACGCCAGGGGTTGACCGTCGCCATCAGGAGCCTCCCGGGTAGTGGCGCTCGATGCGCAGGGTCTGCCAAACGCGGCTAGCCCCTACTCCCTCAGCCGAGATATCGGTGGCCAGGCAGAGACCACGCCACGTAACCTGTTCGTCCCTCACCTCGACCAGCATTCCCGGCTGCACCAGGCCCGGTACCCCGTCATCCTTCTGGAACAGCGGGATACGGCGCGTCTCGATCGCCTGGTTACCGCCCTTCGACAGCTCGCAGATCCCACGCGAGCGCGCCACCTCGGTGCCGGTCATCCAGTCCTCCATGACGTCGGGCGCCGACTCCTCGCCGGCGGTACCGGCGCGCCGCACCTGCACGCTGACGCCGTAGCTGGTACCGCTGACGTAGACGAAATTCCATGCCGGCTGGGGACTCCACTCGCTGCCCCACTCGGCGACGATGGCGGCCGGGATGATCCGGTCGGGAATCGCGGTGTCCCAGTACCAGGTCGCCTCACGATACCGCGGCAGGATCGTCACCGAGTCGTCCATCAGGCCCGGCCGGACGATGCCGCCGGCGACCTCGGCCAGCTTGACGATGACCTGCATCGGCGTCTGGTCCTGGTAGCTGAAGGCGCCGGCCGGCAGCGTCCAGTCCGGCGGCCCCATGTTCTCGACGTCCCAGGACACTGAAAAGCCGGTGTACTGCAACTGGTCGTCGACAACCTGACGTGCGTTCAGCGGCGCCGTGTTCACCGCGCTGCGCTTCGGCGCATAGGGCGCGTCCAGCAGTTGGGTGCGGCTCGCGCCGCTGATGGTGTAGCGCTCGCTCGGATGCTTGCCGCTGCCGCTGTAACGCTCGACCAGAAACCGCCAGGTCCAGCCGTTGATCTCCAGCTCTACCGTCTTCGGCCCGTTGGCATCCGGCGCCGCCAGGTCCAGCGAGGTACGACCGAACAGGTCAGCCGAGAACGACCAGGCGAACGAGTCGATATCCAGGCCGATGCGAATGCTGGTCGCATCCAGCGGCGTGCGACTCGGCAGCACCACCAGGGTGACCGTGTTTCCTATCATGTAGGTCTCCAGTATCTCGGGCTCGGTGGGTGGATCTATCGGTACCACCGGCCCCGGATAGTCGGGGTAGACAATGCCCGTCGGCACCGGATCGGTCGGCCGCCCCCATGCCCAGGGAATCCGCCGCAACGCATCGAAGCGGGTCGGACTGCCGTAGCTGCTGCGCGCCCCGGCGTCCACCGGCCGGATACCACGGACCGGCGCCACGTAGCGGAAATCGAAAAACACGTCGGGCGTGTTCGCCGGGGTGTAGCGGGTCGGGCCGAAATTGAAGTCGAGCAGGCCGGTCGGGATGTAGAGACTGGCACGCCTCTCCGAGAGCGCATCGCGGAAGCGGTCGAACTCGGCCGAGCGCCGCCAGCCGGGTGGACGGCCGGCGTCCTTGGGCGACGGGCGCGGGTTGTAGATCAGCGACAGGCGCCGATCACGCGGGCGCAGCGTCCGATCCCAGCCTAGCTCTCTCTCCACGTCCAGCACCCGGGTACTGTCCCAAGCGCTGCGGGCTGCCGCGTTGCGCTGCTCGGCGTGCTCCCAGCCACTCCCCCAGCCCGCATCACGCACCGGTACACCGGACCAGCCACTGGCGCAACGCCGTGCCAGGGGCCGGCCGGAGCCCCACAGCCCGGCGCTACGCGCATCGGCAAGCACCAGGCGCTGCCAGCGCAGCGGGACGGCGCGCACGGAAAGCGGCGCCGCCCTCTGCCAGGGGGCGCCGAAACTCGCATTGATCATAGAGCCTCGACAGGAAAGGGCCCGTGGCTGAGCGGGCGGTAGTATCGCGTCGCCTGCAGACGGGCCGTGCCGACCTGGCGGCTGGGGTTGTCGCCCTCGATCGGCCACCACTCCGGCTCAGCCGCCGGCAGTACCCCGGCCTCGGTCACCTCGTAGAGCCAGCCAGAAAAGATCGTCGGACGCACGCGCTGGCCCAGGCTGACGGCGAGACGCGGCTCGAACACCGCGCCCCAGTCATCCAGCCCCATCGCGTAAGTGGTCCCGCCGGCCGTCACCTCCAGGGCGATCTCGGCACGCCCGGACTCGGCCGTCTGCCCCACGCCGGCCACCCGCCATTCGCCATCGAGCTTGCGCTCGATGACCACCACCTGGCGCGCCGCAGCACCGCCGTCGACCGTGACGACCGCCCGCACCTTCGCTGGGTCGGTCGGATCTCGACCGCCCGAGCCTTCGGTCAGGTCATAGGACAGCAGGCGCGTATCGGCATCGAGGACCGGCCAGCGAATGATCCCCAGGCGCGGGTCGCCTTCGTCGGTGACCTGGATCACGAACTGTCCGCGCAGGCCCGATGCCTCGAAGCGCTGCACCGTCTCGCCCTCGTAGACCTGGAAAGACGCCGTCATTGCAGTCGCGGTGACAACCGCCCCGCGATACAGCGTGGCGATCTTGCGCGCCGAGGTCTCCTCCCCTTCACGGGTGACCTTCACGGCGAGGGTCTGGTAGATCGCCTGCCTGGCCCCCGACCAGGCAACCTCCACAGGCGGGCGCAGCGACTTCGGCCCAATGCCGAAGCGCTGCAGCCAGGTGCCGGGCCTGACCTGTACCGGCGGCACCACCTGCAGCATCAGCCCGCTCATGCTGGCCACCACGCCGGATCGACAGACAGGAACCAGAGCCCCCAACGGTCCATATCCACGTAATAGGTCTTGCCATCCATCTGCACCGCCTCCGCCACCGAGGTTGCGGCCAGGGGCAGGCCGAGCCGATCCAGCAGGTGCCCATGCCGGTAGTGGCCCAGGATCGGGTCGAAACACACACCCTTCAGGAGGCCGACGTAGTTCGCGCCGTTCGCCACATAGGGCTGCTGCATACGCCAATAGGGCGGATTCTCTCCCTCTGGCCTGTCGTAGTACATGCTCTGGTACTGCATCTGGTCCATCAGCGCCCCCAGGGCGGCGCCGCCACCCTGGATGATCTCCCCCGAGCGCTGGTCACGCAGTGAACTGAACCCACTCCCAAAGGACCGGTTGGTACTTCGGCTGGCTGAACTCTGATACCCCTGGGCGCCACCGACGGCGATGAATCCCTGGACGCCAGAGGCGCCACTAAAGCTCTCGTACTGCCCGACATAGAGGCCGAGGCTGTAGTCCTCGCTCGTATTCTCATAGCCCCTATCCGCCAGCATGCAAAAGACAAACGTCTCGGCATCCGCGCAGATCTGCCAATAGGTGGCGTAGTTCCAGTACATGTAGCCCAGATAGAGGATATGGGCATCATTGCTGGTGGGGTTGGTATCCGCCGACCACGTACGTGATCGCGTGTTGACCCCCTTTGGAAGCGGAGTGCTGATATCCAGCATGCCCTCATGTACAAAGATCCCGACGAAGTCCCGGTAGCTGCTACCGCTACTACTTGGCAAGTGCTGGCAGAACGTGATCTGTGCACAGTTGGACGCCGGAGCCAGGGTGATGGCAGTGTCGAACTCGCTTACCACGGTCCACCCTGCCGGTGGCTTGTTGCCGTAGCCATCGACCAGCGCCGCGCGCAGGTAGCTCTTGAGCTTCTGGAACGGCGTCACCGCCGACGGGAAGAGCGCCGGCGGTGCGCCGGCGTCCCGATAGCTGTACTGTCGAGCGGTCATCAGTCCGCGTCTCCTCTGATCTGCAGGTGGAATTCATCGTCCTCGACGGTGCCCTTGCCGCTGAGTACCGTCCGCACGATCCACATCGGCCCCAGACACGAGTCGGTGTTGAAGCGCACCGCGTTGCCGGCCGCCCAGCCACTGCCCCAGCCTTCCTTGCGGATGGTGAAGTACGGCGTGTTCGTCTCCGGGTTGATCGGCGCCGTGTCGGTGGTGGTAGTGCCGTTGGCGATGACCCCCAGCTTCTCCTCCACCACGCTGAAACTGGTCGAGGAGTTGAACACCAGCGCCCACTTCGCATCGATCGCACCGCGGTTGGCGATCAGCGGTGGATAGGCGAGGCTGTTGTAGTTGGCGGTGGTCCCATCGCCCTTGGGCTCGTCGGTCCAGTTCGGCGAGCCGATATCCCAGGTCCGCTGGGTGAACCAGTGGTGCAGCCGCGCCTGCAGGTCGCCCCAGCTCAGCGCACTGGACGCCAGCGTTTCGCCCGCCGGCAGATCCCAGGGCAGCGGCGAGGAGATTCCCAGCTCGCCGTTCACTTGGACCTCGGTGCAGAGGGTCATGTGCTCAACCCGGTCACGCACCACTAGCGGCAGGGTCAGCGGGTTGCCCTCGGCATCCTGCAGGACCAGCGGGTTGGCCCATGTCACCCGGCCGCGTTCCAGGTCGACGCTGTAGCCCGCCGAGGCCAGTTCCACCGCGTTGGCGTCCACCACCTTGATCTCGGCCTGCTGGTCGCGGCCGAGCTGCAGCACGCCGCCAGCTTGAGGACTCGGCACCGTGGTCTCGGCGGTATGGGCAACCACCATCACGTCACCCTCGCGGAACACTGGCACCCGCCCGTCCGCCGGCAGTCGCACCGGGTCCAGGCCCAGCAGGGTGGCGTCCAGCGGCAGCGAGGTGAAGACGACCGCGTTGTAGCGCAGCAGCAGCGGAATCACCGGGATATCGCTGGCCCCAGTGGTGTCCTCCAGATTGCTGGTGAAGCGCAGCCGGACGATGCCGGTCACGATATCGACGCTACCCTTGATCACCGCGCCATTGAGCTTACCGTTCGCGTCCGCCGTGGTGGTCACGATCTGCGCGGTATCCAGGCGAACCGCCGTCACCTGCAGGCTCGCAGAACGCAGCGGCGCCCCCGGCGTGCGGAAGGTCATGCTGGTGACGCTGAAGCCGGCGTTGGTGGTCAGACAGGCCAGCAGCGTGACCGTCGGCGCCGCCCCCGAGCCATAGGTATTCAGCGTCGCGGTACGGCCGGCGTAGTCCACCGAGCCGACGGCGATGCCGGCGTTGGTGCTGCTGTTGATGTTCTTGTAGAGCACACCGGAGCGGTCGACGTAGACCTCGCCGGCCCAGGTGAACACCAGCGAGCCCGGCAGGATCGGCTCGGCCACACCAGGCAACAGGTCCAGGGTCACCGGAGCGACGGTCTGCGAATCGGTCTGCTCGCCGTACTCGACGCCGCGGCTCTGCGCGCGCACGCTCAGCGTGCCGCCGAACCCCTCCAGCAACGTGGTATCGGTGGCCACCAGGCGCAGCTTCTTCATACCGAAGTTGTCGACCGTGTCGGTGTAGTAGGTGTACTCCTTGAACACGTAGTTGCCGGCCACCTTCAGGCTGAATTCGCCGGTCTCGTAGTTGATCGTCCCGGCGCGCCCGGCCCAGCCGCCGGCGGCGTCGTCGGTCACCGAGTTGTCCACGGTGATCTCCGATTCGAAGATCGGCAGCGCCCCGGTGCCCATGTCAGCACCGAGGGTCGGTGCCGCCTGGCGACGCTTGGTGATCCACGATAGGCGCACGCTGCCCGCCTTGAGCGGCGCCCCGGGGAGAGTGCCGATGCACATGCCGGTGCTGTCGGAGGTCACCGCCAGCGGGCTGTCTGTCACGCTGCCCTGCTGGTAGGTATGCACGATCCCACTCCCGGCATCCGGGGTGGCGCTCAATTCCATGCTGACCTTGCCGTCGGCATAGTTGATCTGGCCGCTGCCACCGGTACCGCTGAGCGAGCCGTTGCCGCTATCGAGCACGGTGCGCTCTACCCCGCCGACCTTGAACGTCGCCTTGTAGGAGCCGGGCAACAGCCCCTGGTGCGGCAACGTCCGGTTGATCCGCGCGCGCGCCTGCACGCTGGTGCCGGTGCGCTGGGTCAGCGCCGCATCGTTCTGCCCGACGTAGGCGTAGATCAGCGAACTCCCCACGTCCGGCAGCGCGCTCAGGGTGATGGATACCGAGCCGGTCGCGAAGTCCACCGTGCCGGTGCCTTCCCCGGCCAATTCGCCGTTGCCCTGGTCGCGGATCTCCTGCCATTTGCCCAGGGCGAGGAACGAGACCACCAGGGTGCCCGGCTGGGGCGGCGCTTCGGACAGCGACAGGGTGTAGACGAAGCCGCGGTTGCCCAGTTCGATAGGGATCTCCCCGGTCACCGCTTCGCCGGTCGCCGCCGCGGCCGGCTGGTAGGTGGCGCTCGCTGTCCCGCTCCAGCCGCTGCCGGAGGCCGCCATCTCGATTGCGCCGCTCTCGTAGTCGACGGTACCGCTGGCAATCCAGTTCGAACCGCTGATGTAGCGCAGGCCTCCCTTGCGGTCGTCGGCGAACACGCCGCCGCCGGCGCTCAGCGACAGCGAACCCGGCGCGCAGCCGGTGCCGAGGAACGTCCGCGACCTGCCGCTGCCTATGTTCGCGACATTCAGGTTGACCGTCCGCGCCGGCCCGGCCGCAGCGAACAGGCGCCGCTGGTAGCCGGCCAGTTGGTCGACCAGCGCGTTCTCTCGGGTGGTGCTGGGCACCAGCTGGGAATAGACCGACTTGACCCGCAGGCTCAGCGCGCCGCGGCTGACAGCCTCGGCCAGGGGGCTGATGCCGTAGTACCGCGCGGCATCGGCGACCTGGGTGCTGAGCACCTGGCTTTTCGGGCTGGTGGTGCCGCCTGGCGTCACCTGGCCGCCGGGGAAGGTCGCGCCCAGCGGCGCGCTGATCGACAGGTCCAGCCGGCGCCGGGTGAAGTTCACGAAGTTGCCGTTGCCGTAGTCGTGGGCAAACTGTTCCAGCCGCGCCTCGACGTCGGTGATGCGGACATACTGCGAGCGCGACTCGAACACCAACTGATAGACCTCGCCAATCTCGGGCAGCCGCTGTTCTTCGCGCTGCACGCAAGCGATGGCGCGCTGGCCCTGCAACTGGTTGCCCAGCAGTTCGAACGAGGCAGACACGGCCGGCACCACGAAGGACTCGATGGCGTTGCGCGCGTCGCGGCGCTCATCGGTCTGGCTGCCGGTGTTGAACAGCAGCACCGAGACACGCGGATCGGCCGGCGCCCGCGTGACGATGGCATGAGCGCCCAGGTACGGCTCGGCGCTATTCGAGCTGATGCCGGCGAAGGCCTTGCGCAGGTTGATCCGGCCGATGGTCCGGTCCAGGCGCGAGATATCGGGAAACAGGTTGTTGATCTCGCGATCCACCACGGCCTGCCCGGTGGCACGGCCGCCGCCGTCGTCCTCATCGGTGAGGCGCTGGGATTTCAGCAGCTTTACATCATCGACGGTGATCGTCATGGAACACTCCAGCCAGAAAAGAAAACCCCGCCGAGGCGGGGTGTGGGATCAAGGGTCGGGGGTGGGCGGCGCCGGGGGCGGCGCTACGGTAAGCAGTCGCAACGTCACCAGGTAGTCGGCGTCCGGACCGGGGTTGACCTCGCGGAACAGCGGTTCGGCTTCCAGCGGCGTCCCTTCGGCGCGGTTGAAGATCACCGAGAATTCGCGGCCGTCTGGTAGCACCAGCGGCATGACCCGCAGGCGCTGGTCGCGCAGCACCTCCAGTTGGCGCACGACCCACAGCGGCGTCCATACCCCTCCCCCGGAGCGCAGTGTGATCGGGCGGCCATGCAGCTTGGTGCCTTCCTGCACCAGCAGCGCGCCGGTCAGGGAGCGTTCCTGCTCTTGTGCCACCGCATCCCAGGTGAACTCGTCCACCCATTCGAACTGGTCGCCCAGTTCCACCGCATCGAGCCTCATCGGCCGGTCCTCATGCTGGCCTGCTCGAGCACGCCGAGCAGGTTGGTTTCGTCCTGTTCGCTGGCCACCGCCACGTCAACGGCTCCCCGCGCCGTCTCGAAACGAACGACCCGGGGCGGAGGACTCGAAGCCGGCGGCGAGGCAGGCGGCGCCGCCGCGGCCTTGGCGGCGTTCTGCTCGTCCACCCGCTTCTGCTGCTCCTCTCGCTGCCGCTTGGCATCCGTCTCGGCCTGGATCTGCTGCAGGGTGGCCAGCGCCGTCATCAGGTTCTGTACCGCGTTCATGTCGCCGCTGCCCTGGGCCTCGGCCAGTTGCTGCTGCAACTCAGCCTTACGGCTGTTGAACCGGCTGCGATCCACGGCTTCCTGCTCGCCGCGCAGCCCCGCCAGTTCCTCGCGCAGGCTGACCAGCGTCGACTTCGAGCCTTCCTTGAGCTGCTGGATCTTCTGATTGGCCGCCTCGATTGCGCTCTCCAGTTGCCGCATATCCGAATCGTTCAGCAGGCTGAGGCCATTTCGAGCGCCCTTGGCCGCCGACACGAAGTCGCCCAGCTTCATGGTCCCGCGCTCGTAGTCGTCCATCAGGCTCTGCAGGCTGCGCTTCTGCTCCAGGTACGCCGCCTGGATCTCCAGGCTGGCTCGCTGGGTATCCATCGCCCAGCGCCCGAAACCGCTCATGCCCACACCCGACTCGGCCTTGATCCGGGCCAGTTGCTCGCTGACCTTGGCCAGCGAGCGCGACGTGGCGTCCAGGCTGCTGGTGTCGATGCTGAGATCGACGGTGGAGATCCCACGCATCGCGTCGAAGGCGTTCAGCGCTTCCTGGCTCAACTGCGCAACGCCCTGCCGCGCGGTGCTCAACACCCCACCGAAGAACCCTTCGAAGGCGCCCATGTCGTCCTTCGTCGACGCTACTCCCTTGCGGGTCGCCTCCATCGATTCGCCAATGGCCTTGCGCTGGTCCGAGAGCGATTTGGCCGCCTTGTCCGAGGACTCCGCGACCGCCTGCATACCCTTGGCGCCCTCCTCGCCGGCCGCCTTCAGTTCCTTGACCTTGGCGGACAGCTTGGTCTGTTCCTGGTTGAACTCCCGCGCGCTGATCGTGCCGTCGTTGTACAGCCGGCCCAGCGCCGTCCGGATGTTCTGGATATCGACCGTGGTCTTCGCGCTGCTGATCGCGTCCTGGACCTGCTTCAAGTTCTCCAGGCCGGTACTGAGGTCAGACACCCCCAGGGCGGCGCCGCCGGCGGTCGACTTCAGTTCGGTCAGCTTCGCGTTGAGGACACCGGCGCCGTTCGCATACTCCTGCTGGCTCAGCGTGCCGGCCTGGTAGGCCTTGAGCATTTCCCCCTGCAGGGCGGTCAGTTGCTCGGTGGTCTTGGCCGCGCTGATCTGGTCCAGGGCATTCTGCAGGCTGGTCACCGCCTGCACCGACTCGGCGGCCGCGTTCTTCGCACCCGCCTTCAGGTCGGTGAAGGTGTCGGTGATCGCCTGGCTCTGCTGCTGTGCGGCGGAGGCGGTAGCCGTGGTGCTGGTGTTCCAGGCATCCGCGATATCCTGCGCGTCCTGCTGGATCTGCTGGCGGAAACCCTCGCTCATGCTGCTGAGCAAGTCGTGGACGCCGGCGACGGAACTGCGGATGCGCTCCCCACCCAGCGCCGCCGGGATCTTCTCCGCCACCTTCTCGATGCCGGCGACCATCAGCGACAGGGTGCCGGTCCAGGCCAGGGCGATAGCGCTGATGCCCGAGGTGACACCGTTGAACAACGTCCGGAACGGCGCGATGAACAGTTGCACCCGCGAGGCCATGTCGTCCAGCTGGGTGCTGAAGCTGCTAAGCCAGGCCGAGGTCTTGTCGATCAGGGTGCCGAAATCGACGTCGGCCAGGCGCTTGATGAAGCGCTCGACCCATTCCGAGCCCTGGACGAAGGCATCCGACAGCCCCTTGGCCAGCGTGTCGAGGCGCCCGTCCTGGTCCATCTGCGCAATGGTATCGCCCAGTTCCTTCAGCTTGTTCTTGACGTGGTCCAGCGCGCCGGCGTTGGCAATGCGGTTGAGAAAGTCGGCCGCAGTGTCGCCGAGGTTGCTGACCAGACCGGTCAGGGTGCTCATGGCCTTCGCAGCGGCCCCTTCGGAGCTGCGCCCCATTTCGTCGACCAGCGCCTTGATGACGTCCCGGCCAAGCTTGCCCTTGCTCGCCAGATCCTCCAGCTGCGCGGCATTCTTGCCGGTGACCTTGGCCAGCATGTCCCACGCCGGCACGCCACGCTCGACCAACTGCAGGATCTCCTCGGTCTGCAGCTTCTGCTTCGCCCAGGCCTGACCGACTGCTGTCGTGATGCCCTCCAGGCGCTCCATGCCGCCGCCCAGCTTCTCCGACTGGTCCTCGATCGCTTTCAGCGACCCATCCATCGGGTCCAGGCCGTAGGCCTTCAGCAGCGCGAAGGCGTCGGCGACGTCGCTCAACTGAAGCGGCGTGTCCTTGGCAAAGGTCTTGATCCAGGCGGTTGCCCGCTCACCCTCGGCAACCGAGCCCATCAGCGACGTGAGCCGATTCTGCAGGTTCTCGAACTGGTCGCCGGTGGTCAGCATCGAGACGATGCCATCACGCACCAGGCCGATTCCACTGCGCAACAGGTTCAGCGCCGCCTGGATGCCGACGAAGGCCGCGGCGTAAGCGGCTGCCTGGCGAACACCGGACGACATGGCCTCGCGCAGCGCCGTCACGCGCGAGGTGTGGCCAGCAGCCTCCCGCGCCGCTCGCATCTGCGCACGTTCCAGCTCGCGGATCTCGCGGCTGTTCTGCGCGATGCTCTCGCGGGTGTTGTCGACCACCGACGCCAGCCGCCGCTCCTCGGTGGCAAGCTGGCCGGTATCCACGCCCGCCGCCCGCGCCGCACGTTGCTGCTCAGCGTGCCGAGCGGTCAGTTGGTCAAGGGTCCGACGCAGACCCGCTGCGTCCCGCTCCGCGATCTGCAGGGACACGGCCAGGCCCCGGCTCCCGGGGTTGCGGTCCAACGCCTCGCGCAGGTCCGCAATGGTACGGTCCACCCGCTGCACCGACGTCTGCGTCTGCGCAATGGCGCGCTCGGTAGTTCCGAGCGCGGTCACCAGGCCGCGAGCCCCCTTCGCATCGTCCAACTGCCGGTTCAGGTTCGCCGCCGTGGTGCGCAGCCCTTCCAGCGCCTCGGTCGACTGCTGGGCGGCGGGCGACAGTTCGTCCCGGCCGCGAAGAACGAACTGGATCAGGCGCTGCATTGGGTTCGCCATGGCAATCCTCTGGCAAAAAAAAGCCCGCCAAACGGCGGGCTGTGGTCATGGGGCCATCCCTGGCTCGGCGATCAGGCCGCCTGCGCGAGATCCATCTGGCAGAACTTGGAAATGTCGGTCGCGGTCACGCGCGAATCTGCGAGCAGTTCCGCTGGGCCGGTGAGCTTGGCGTATTCCTGGCCCAACACCGCCAGCTCCTGCAGGAGGCCGAACTTGACGCGGCGAGGGCGCAGCGCGAACGGCTCGCCCGACTGCGCGTCGTTCAGGCCAGCGATGAACAGCTCCAGTTCCTTCTGCGAGCCGTTGAGCATATGCACCGCCCGGCTCGGGCGCGGTGTGTAGCTGACCTTGATGCCGGTTGCATCGATCTTGCCGCCGCTCAGCACCTGGATGCCGTGGGGTACCAGCAGGTAGTCCGTGCCCGGGGCCACCTCGACGTCCCCTGCGGTCTTGACCGTCACGGGCTTGGTCAGGTCCGGCAGGTACTTGAACGGGATCAACTCCAGCGCAACCCCCTGAGAGGTATGCGCCTCGTCGGTGATTGCGGCGGTGGGCGCCACCTGGATGGTGGAGCGCGTCACCAGGGCGACATTCTCGGCAGTCAGGTCGAACATACCGATGGAGGACGTCACGTCGGTGACGCGCTCGCGGACGTTACTGTTGCCGCCGCCTCCCATGTAGTTGGGCAGCGTCTTGCGGTCGGTGGCGAAGCTGATGTTGAAGGTGTCGCAGTTGCCGAGCGGCAGGAACGGTTCCTGCGACCCGTACAGGCGGGCATGGATGATGCCCTCGCCGATGAACGAGCGGTCGATGGTCTGGAGCATGGGGCTCTCCTGATGGGTTCGGGTGGGTTACTTGTGGTCGCCACCGGTCGGTTCGGCGGAGGCTGCCGGAATCGGCGGCGCCTTGGCCTTGGCATCGGTGGCGTAGCCCTTGCCCAGGGCATGGGCAGCTACGGCGGCGGTAACGCTGATGGCGCCCTTCGACGCCGGGTAGTGGGTCGCGTCGAGCCCCTCGCGGTAGTTGAACGGCCTGGTAACGATGATCTCGGGCATGGAGCCCTCCGGAAATGAAGAGGCCGCCCGGAGGCGGCCTGGTGGATGGGTTACAACTGCTGCGAGTAGCTGACCTGCAGAGGGATGGCTCGATAGGCCCAGCGCCGGCCGGGCTCGGGCAGGCGCACAGCGGATGCCGGAAAATCGACACGCACCAGGCCGGGCACCGTCAGCCCGGCCTTGTGGCCCTTGAGCACCCGCTTGATCGCCAGGCGCGCCTCGCGCAACGCCTGGGCGGCGTCCCTGCCGCGCGCCATCGGGACGATGTTCACGGTCCACTCCTCCACGACACTGCCCGGCGACCGGTCTCGTTCCACGGTGTCCCCTTCCTGCAGGATGATCAGCCGTTCGGGCTCGTCGCTGTCTTCGGCGTCGAGCACCCCGGCCACCCAGTCCTCACGGACGGTATCGCCGAACACCGGAACCGCGGCGAGCAGGTCCAGCAACTGGCCGATGACCGCGGCCTGTACATTGATCACATCGCTCATTCGGGCACCACGTAGAAAGTGATCCAGTCGCCGTCGTCGGCATGGATGCCGTCGATGCGCCAGACCTGGCCATCGGAATCGAGGAAAGCTCCCTTGCGATCAAGGGGCTGCAACTCGGCCTTGCGGCACGCAATGGTCCGGTAGCGATCCAGGGCGCCGGCCTCCATGCGCTCAACACCTTCCTCAACGATCACCGCAGCATTGCCGACCTGCCGGCCAGAGCGGTCCAGGTAGCCAAACTCACCATCGCCGAGGACGTCGGCGATGATCTCGTCCATGTCGGCGACCAGTTCAGAGAAACCCGCCACGGTCAGAGGGTCAGTTCGCGCACCGCCAACGGGCGAGTGCACAGGTGCAGCGGGTTCGATTGCGCTTCCCCAGCCACGCCTTTGTCGAAGGGCAGACGCTCAAGCTTGGCGTAGTACGGCAGGCCTTCGGTGTTGACGACCTCCATGTAGTCCGCCGGCGCAAAGGCGCTGATGAACAGGTCCGGAACCCCCTCCGGGACCAGTTGGGCACTGCCATCGTCCACGAACGGCTCCCCGTCATGCTTGCCGCGATAGCGCTCCCAGACCACGCCGCCGAACTCGAACGACTGGCGACGGTCACCCCGCAGTTGCGCCGCCTGCAGAGTGTTCAGGTAAGTGCCGCGCACTTTGGGGTGATCGATGAACTTGGCCCAGAAGTTCTTGCCACAGAACGCTCGCGAACCGGTGCTGGTGACGTTGCCCAGCGCGTCGTCCTGCTCGTCGAGTAGGTCGGCAAGAATGCCGCTCAGATCACCCTCGGGGTTACCCAGTTCGAGCGATCGCGGCTTGGGCTTCCTCAGTCCGAAGGCCTGGTAGATATCCAGCAGTACCGTCGAACCGTCGGCATCAAGAATCTTGCCCTTGATGGCGCCGATGCGCTGATACTCGTGGGTCAGGTCCAACTGGCGGCGCGCTTTTTCCAGGCGCTTGGCCACGACCGCCTCGGCGGACTGCAGCTCGGTCCGGCTACCCACCGCACGGATGCCCTGGATTTCATCGGCGAGGATCTGGAACGTCTGCGGCAGGTGAACGGTGTTGAAGGGGACCAGTTGACGCTTGTCACCGGTCACGACCTGGCCTACGCCGCCGCGGGCTTTCGCCTCCACCAGTTGCAGCGTGGTGCCGTCTTTTTCGATCTGCACCACCAGCGAGGACACACCCTGTTCCTCGAACAGGCCCAGCGCGGCGAGTTGCCCCGGCACCGGGTGATCGGTGTTGATCACCGCCAGCAGCGCCTCCACCGAGAACGCCTCATCTTCGAAAATGCTGATTTCAGCCATGTGGATACTCCAGAAATGAAAAACCCCGCGCAGGCGGGGCTTGAGGTGGTTGAGGGACGGAGGAGGGTCAGGTGCGAAGGATGAGGCCCAGCGCCTTGAGGTCGGCCTCACCGGCGGCATCCAGGCCGGTCAGCAGGCTGGCGATCACTTCGGCATCACGGACTACGGCCACCGCCTTGACGTCGGCATCCGTGGCGTCCACTGGACCGAACAGAATGCCGCCAGCCGCGCGACGGCCGTCATCGGCACCGTCGTCGTCGTAGGGCGTCCACTCGCCGAGCCCTGCCAACACCTGCAGGGTGAAGCGATCACCCACCACGAAGTCGGTGGCCCCGTCGGAAAGGGTGAAGCCGATTCCGCCGCCGGTGAACGCCTGGCCGACTTGACCAGTGCCCACCTGGCGTCCCTGCGGGTCGACCACCTCGAACTTGCCGCCATTGGCTCCGGCCTCGGTGATTTCCAGCACGTAGGTGCCGCTGATGGCGGCGCTGGTCACCACGGTGGCACCGACGGTGCCGTCGCCGGTGTTCCCTGCCGCCGCGGTTGCGGTCAGCGCATTGGCGGCGGTGATGGGGGCGATCAAGGTACCCGCCACCAGCCGGCCGGAGCCGGCGGTGATGACGATGTTTTCGCGGCTGCGCGAGCCGTTGGCCTCCGACAGGAGGAACTCTCCGGCGTGAACGCCTTCGGTCTTGATGGTCATGCTTGCTTTCCTCCTTTCGAGGCATTGAGCCGGCGCTTCGCGTACACGTCGCTCGGCGCCGGGGGTTGGTAAGCCTTGTTCTGCGGCAGATCGTCCGTCGGCACGCGGTTGTCGATCTCCACCTGGGTGCTGCGCGCTACGATCTTGTCGTACAGCCGCAGACGGGCGCCGTCGGCATCCAGGCCCTCCTCGATGAGCGCCTTGGCCTCATTGGGCATTTTCGCGACGAGGCATACCGACCGGACGGCCTTCGCCCGGTCCAAGGCCCCGCGCACAGTCTCGCGATCCTTCAGGCCCGAGGCCTTGATCAGATACGCCGCGCAGTCGGCCAGACCGGCCTGGGCGCAGTCCGCCGTCAGCTCCGCAGCCAGTTCGGCCGACGTCGGGGGGAGGTCACCCGCTGGCTCCTGGCTGGCCAGCAGCCGGCGCGCCGCGTCAGGCGTGTTGCGATAGCGATTCAGCACCTTGCCCAGGCGTGCATTCACGCCGACCGGCTCGGCCGCGCCGAGCACCTCGTCCACGAACCCCTTGTCCTTCGCCTCGGGCGCGGTGAGCCAGGTTTCGTCGTCGATCATCCGGCGCAGTTCGGCGTCGTCGACATTCAGCGGCCGATGCTGGTAGCTCGCCACGATGCCCTCGAACGCCTGGTCCATCATGTCGGCGACCTTGCGCAGGTCTTCGCTGTCGCCTGCCGCGAAGGTCCAGGGGTTGTGGATCATGAACAGCGCGTTGTCGGCCATTTCGACCCGGTGCGCGCCGCAGGCCGCGACACTGCCCGCGCTGAAGCAGGCCCCGTCGATCCGGGCGGTGCAGCGTTCGCCCAGGGCCCGGAGCGCGTTGTGGATGGCGATGCCGTCGAAGAGGTCGCCGCCGATGGTGTCGAAGTGAACCAGTACCGGAGAGGTGCCGTCGTCGACTGCTTTCAGGTCGCGGATGAAATCCGCGGAGGTGATGCCCCAAAAGCCGATTTCGCCGTAGATATAGATCTCGATGGAGGCGACCGAGCCGGCACCCTCAGCGCTCAGCGCCTTGACGCTGTACCAGTGCTCGGCCTGCAGATCCGGCGCGCCCTGCGCCTTGTTCTGGATGCGCGGATCGGCGAGCGTGCCTACGCCCAGCAACGCCCACAGGGCGGCCAGCGCCAGGGGCTGTTCATTGCGTTTCTTCATGGGTGTCCCCTTGGTCTCTCACCGGTTGCCCGGTGTCGGTGGTGTAGTGCAGGTTCAGGCTCTCGGCCCGGGCGTTGTCCTGGGCGTTCTCCCGGTCGATCACCTCGGCGTCGTATCCGGTGCGTAGCGCATGCTCGCTCCGGCTGGCGAGGCCTCCGCCGATCTCCAGCAGCTTGCCCTGGACGTCCTGCACCGGATGGATGTAGGCCCAGCCCTGCGGGATCCAACGCGTGCGCAGGAACTCACGTCGCCGCGCCGGATAGTCCGGCAGGTCGACTGCTCCGCTGAGGTACGCGGTATCCAGCCACCACGCGCGCACCGGGCGGCAGAGCTGGTAGACGTACACGCTGAATTGAACCTGTTCGATCCGGCGCCGAAACTCGTTGAGCAGCACCCGCAAGGTGCGGTCGCTGATATCGCCCATGTCGCCGGTGAGTAGCTCATACGGCAGGTCGACACCGACCGCCGCTGCCATCAGTTGCTGTCGCATGAAGTCGACGTAGGTGTTACCGGCGTCCGGCGGGTCGGAGAAAACCACCTCCTCCCCTTCCAACAGTTCCTGCATGGTCCCCGGCTCCAGGCCGACCATCGGCGTCCCGTCGCGATCCTGCGCAGGTGCCAGCCCGGTCGACGGATCGAAGATCGGCGCCCCATCCTGTCGAGGCCTGGTGATGAAGCCGGCGAACAGGTTGGAGACTTCCTGCCTGAACAGCACCGCGTCGTCGTAGTTATCCAGCGACTTCAGCCGCAGGAGAACCGGCGACAAGCGCGGCACACCGCGCAACTGGCCACCCTCCAGCGGCTCGAAGATGTGCAGCACCTGGTCCGCCGGGATGCGGTTGAGCTGGTTGTAGCCGCGCCGGGGCGCTGCCGGATCGCCGGGATGGCTCTGCCACATCCAGTAGGCAATCCGGCGGCCGATGGCATCGAACTCGATTCCCGCGCGCACCACGTTGCCGCTGCGGGTCGTGAAATTGCGATCCACCGGGACGAAGTCAGGCGGTAGCACCTGCAGTTGCAGTGGGACCGCCAGGCCGTCCTCCGGCCGCCGGTTACGGCGCCTCACGAAGCACTCGCCCGCTTCCTCGACCATCCGCGCGATGATCATCTGCAGGCCGTAGAAATCGGTACGGTCATCCGCGTCCGACTCGTCTACCCAGTCCTCCCACAGCAGGTTCAACGCCTCGCGCAGCACCGCGTCGTCCAGACGTGCGCGCGGCGTAATGCCGGTGCCGATCAGGTTGCTGACGCGCTTGCTGATCGCGCTCGCGGCGTAGGGGTCATTCCTCACCGCCGCTCGCGAGCGCTTGCGCAGGGTCGGCAATGCCGGAATGGCTACCGCATTCAGCGCCGCCTCGGGCGCGTCCCAGCCAGCGGCGCGGCGTCCGGTGCCAGCGCCCTCGTAGCTGTTGCGAATGCGCTTCGACGTGATTCGGTATCGGGTAGCCATCAGATCCCCTTGCCTCCGCTGTAGAGGCGAACCTGGCGCGAGCGCCGGTTGTTCGTAGCCGCCTCCAGGGCTGCGGCTTCGGCGTACTGCTGCTCCAGAACGCGCAGACTCGCCAGTTGCGCGCGGTCGACCTGGCGGTCTCCCTTGCGCACCGACTGCCCTTTTTTCAGGATGTCCTGAATCGCCACCCGGACCTCGTCCAGGCGCTGCTGCGCTGTGCTCATGCTGACCTCGTCTATCGGCGGCTCAGATACCCGCTGCGCGAGGTACGCCGGCCAGTTGGTTGGGATGGTGGGTTCGCGCTCCGCGCGGGAGGTGCCGGCCGCACTGGGGCGCTTGGCGCCTCGCCCTGCGGCTCATGCTCGTCCGCCTCGTCGGCTGCGCTGGGCACCGTGGCGACTGGGTCGGCGAACAGGCTGCCTTGACCTACCGCTGCGCGCAGGCTGCTCCACTGAGGAGCGTGATAGCGATGCAGGTTGAGGAAGTGGGCTGCGGCCAGGTTGTACACGATGAGGTCGAGGGCCTCGTTTCGCTCCGACTTGGCCTTGACCCAGTCGGTGCGCTTGAACCCCTTCACGTAGCGGACCACCTTGCGCTCGGCCACGCACTGGTCGAAGAAGTCAGGCGGCAGGTCTGCGGAGAAGTGCAACGCCCCGGGGCCATCCTTGAGGTGGTAGCGGTTGTAGACCCAGTCCTTCGCCGTGTCGGTACCGACCATCCATAGTTCGGCGCCACTCTTCTCGACGGTGCCCTGCCAGGTGACGTCGACCTTGGACGGCCGCTGGGCCAGCACTGGGCGGCCGCGCTTGCTCGCCCCCTTCACCGCCAGCACGTTTCGCCAGCGGCGCAGGCGGGTGAACTGGTAGACCTCATGGGTATGGTGACCGCCCGAGTCGATGCAGACCGCGCAGATGGCCAGGTCCACACCGCTGACGTGCCGATATCGAGCCTTCAGGCGCTCGTCGAGCAGCGCCCAGGTACGCTCGTCGGTCGGGTCGCCGGGGATCACCTGGAAATCGACCGTCCAGCGCTCCAGGCCCTCGCCCCAGCCCATCACCAGCATTTCCAAGCGGTTGTGCTGGGTATCGACCGCCGCGGTCAGCAGCAGCGCTCCGGCGGGTACCAGACCCAGCCGATGCCCCTCGGCCTCGGCTCGCTTGCGCAGCTCGTCCGCCTTGGTCATTTCCTCGGCGCTGTCCCACAGCCGGGCCAAACGGGTGTTGTAGAACACCTGCATGGACCCGGGATCGCCCTTCTCCTGTAGACGCTTGGCCTCGTCGTACTCCTTCGCCAGGTCCGTCCAGGTCAACCAGCCGGGAGGCGCATACAGCGCGCTCAGGGTGAAACTGACGGTCTCGCCGTCACCGACGGCATGGGCTCGCCACTCGCCAGCGGACAGCATGGCCGCCTTGTGGTGCTCCTCGATCAGGGCGCCGCACTCCTCGTTGCAGCACATGTACTGCACAAGGCGGTACTCGGGGTCGTACTTCAGGCCCTCCCATTCCAGCACCTGCATCGTTCCGCAATGCGGACACGGGACGTAGTAGTGCCGCTGGTCGCCCTGGGTGAAGAGGTCGGCGATCCGCGAAACGCCTTTCAGCGTGGGCGAGCTGGAGTAGTAGAACTTCGCGCGGCGGCCGAACGTCGAACCGCGCGCCTCGGCCTGCTTGACCGGGTCGCCGTCGTCGTCGACGTCCATTTCCCAGCGATCGATTTCGTCGCCGTACACGTACCGAGCGGACAACTCGGCCAGGTTGGAGGCCGAGCCGGCTGATGCGCAGTACAGTGCGCCCCCCTCGAACTCCTTGGTGTCGAGCGTGTTTCGCGAGTCGCGCGAGCGGGCCTTGGCAACGCGCGCGGTCAGCACAGGCACGGCCTTGATCGTCTTATCGATCCGTCCTGATACCCGCTTGCTCAGCTTCTCGGTGGGCAGCAGCACCAGGATGTTGGCCGGTGCCATGTGGATACAGCCGCCGATCCAGTTCAAGGCGACCTGGGTCTTCATCAGCTGCGAGGCGATCATCGTCACCACGCGCTTGGCTGGGAACAGCGGCGACAGGCAACGCATCGGCTCGCGCGCATAGGGGGTCCGGTCGGTGTGGTACTTGCCCGGCTCGGCCGCCCCCGTATCCGCCGGGATCATCTGGAACTCGTCCGCCCACTCATCGATCCACAGTTCGGGGTCAGGCTTCAGTCCTCGACGGTATGCCGCCAGGTACACGGCGGCACCGTCGGCATACGGTTGTTCCATGGTTCAGTTCGGCTCCTTGCCCCCTTGTTCGATCTCGGCATCGAGCTGCAGGAGGCGGTCGGCATCTTCCAAGGCACGGCGCAGCGCCTGGGTCAGGCGGCGTTCGATTTCCCAGGGGTCGGTCAGCGTCACCAGGTCGCCGGCGATTTTCGGCGGCACGCCCATCAGCAGATCGCGCAGAGCGCGAGCAGCGGTGAAGGCCGCGGAGTCGACACGCGCGCGCTCGACCGTCTCGCCACGGCTCTTGCGGTGTTCGTCTTCTGCCAGCAGAGCCAGGGCGTACTCCCGCCGCGCGCGGGCTTTCTGGTAGTCGGGCAGCGGTGCGGTCTGCCCAGGTGCCGGTAAGGCCGGGCTCGGGGCTGCACCTGCGCCTATGTGGGCGTACACGCCCTTCTCCACCCGCTCCTGCCGGTGCCGCTCGGCCACGGCAGCCTTGCTCGGGTCTGCGCTGGCGGCCAGCAGTTCGTCGCTCGCCTGGACGTCGACCTTTCCGTCGGCAGTGAGGACGAGGCGTCCTTGCCGGACCAGCTTCGACACGTAGGCGCGCGACCAGCCTTGGCGGTCCGCGAACGCTGCCTTGGTCATGAACTCCATGTGCGGTACCTGTTAACCACGATGAACCGAGGGGGGTTAACCCGGTTAACCCTGTTAACTAACTTCCCGGCCCAGCCACTAGCGCGAGAACGGGGTTCGAATCACCCTTGTCGGGGGCGGCGCTTCAGGGGCCCCCCGGTGCTTTTTGAGTAGCACGTCACTGCCCCGCTTTTCGCGACACCCCGCCCGCGGGTGGCCATTGCCGGCTCGGGTTGAACTAACCCCGCTCCACCCGGCCAGGCCACCCGCCAACGATTCAGCGCAACGCTTTCGCCAGGGCCCGCTCGATGTTCGCCTCGATGCGCGCGTCGTCCTCGGCAACACGCCGAACGACTTCGTGAAACTGGAAGCGCACGCGGTACTGAGGCTGGCGGACGAAGGCGAGGACCATGGTCAACGTCCGTCCACGGCGCTCGGCGATGCCAATGGGTCGGCGGCCACGGCGCATCACGAAGTACGCCAGTTGGTGTCCCTTCGCCAGGGAGCGCGCCGACTGAGTGGCGTTTCCTTTGAACCCCGCTCGGTATTCCAGGGCGCCCAGGCCGGAGAGGATCTGGATCATCTGGCCGCGGCTCATGTTGCCGTACTGGTCCAGCCGGGCGCCCTCCGCTGGAACGACGAACATGCCCGCCGGCAGGATGCCTCGGGCTCGGAGGTTCCGCTCCGACGCCTTGTCCACCCTCGGCCCCCCGAAGACTTGGGGAGCCACCCAGTCCTCCGGCGCCTGCCCCTTCGAGGCATGGTCCTTTTCGTCCTTCACCCACAAGGCCGCCTCAAGGCGGCGCGAAGTGGCATGCAGGATGCGGACAGCGTTGCGGGTGAACGGTGTCGGCCGGTCGAAGACCTGGTCGATCTCCCCGACCAGCGCCTGATTCGCCTGGTTCGCCGTGTGGTTCAAGGCGTCGGCCAACACAGCAGCAGGCAAGTCGCCACCGAGCTGCTGCAAGGACCGAACGGCGTCGTCCAAGTCCCTGGCCGAGATACTGCCGCGCATCGCTACTGAATCCGCCAGACCCGGGCAAGGTTGCCCCGAGTCCGAAACAACGCCCACGCGAACACGCCGAGCAAGACGACCAGAGGCCAGGCATGCGGCGGTACAACCAGCCAGCCTTTCAGGATGTAGAGCGCTGCAGAACCAGCGCTCCCCATAACCAGCCAGGCGAGGCACGAGATACCGAACCGATAGCGTGCTTCCCCCCGCTGGTAGGTGAAGAGCCGGAGGAACATACCGACGCAAAGCCAGAACGTCGCTTGCGTCAGCAGCAATTGCACCAGATGGTTACCCATCTTGGCCTCCTATTGCGCCAGGTCCTGCCTTACCTCGCCGGAGCAACCACAGAGAAACAGTCACCACCAGCAGCGCCGCGACAAAGGCAGCCAGACCCGAATAGTGGAACGGCCGGTATCCGTATACATCAACGTCCTTGATTGCCGGCGCGGTCATATAGCCCATGACGAACGAGATCAGCAGAAACAGCACCCGCTGCCAGGTCGGATATTCCTTGTTCGTCGTCGAATACAGCAGAGCGCCGAACAGCGCGCCCACAGCAGCGGCCCCATCGATGCCGGCCAGATACCCGGCCAGACCGATACCAGCGGCACCGGCCACAACAGCGGAAGCAGTCGTGCTCGCTGGTTCTCCCATCGCTAGAACTCCTCAGCCGGCGGCAGAAAAGAGAAAGCCCCTCGAGCGAGGGGCTTTCAGGGTGACCCGGGCGGGGAAGCTCCGGGGCGGTTTGCACAGCACGTGCATCACTCGATGCCGGACCGCCTTGGCGGATCTCGAACACCATGGCGGCTTTGTACCCCCCGAACGGAAAAACCGAAAGGGGGGAATTATCGGTTATCCTGACACGGGCTGACGGGGGCTCGCGGGGGCTGACGGGGGAGCAATTGCCGACGAACGGTATTCACCATTTACCCCGCGTACGGCTTTGCCACGCCGTGCAGCAGTGCGCCGCCGCTCGACCTTCCGGAGCGCCTTGATCGCCTCCAGCGTGCCGGCATGCCGGCGGATCAGTTCGCACAACACCAGTTCATGGAGGCGCTGCACCCAGTTGCGATAGGTACGGTCGGTGATTTCCCCGACCTCAAGTGCCGCGATCTGCTGTTTGACGGTGCGCGGAGGACAACTCAGATAGCGCAAGCGCGCCAAGCGCGCGAGACATGCACCTTCCTCCCCTCGCCGTTCGATCGCATCTATGCATGCCTGAACCTCGCGCGCACGATGATCGACGGAGGTTCCACCGAGCAACACACGCGAACCAGGCTCGCCGCGCGGCGGCGCGCCCTGCCACTCAATCAAACCCGCCAGGCTGCTGGATATGGAACTGCATCCCACCCCATTACGGCCGATCTGCGCACTCCAATGCCGCATCAACACTTCGATCTCTTCAATCATCGCCCCTCTCCCCGCCTGAAACCTCAACCCAACACAAAAACGCCATACCCAACACACACCCAACACACTTAAAACTCAATAGAATCAATGAGCTAGATAAACGTGTGTCGGGTGTGTTGGGTGTGTTGGGTTTTTCCAGCCCTCGCGTAGGAAAAAAAGCAGCGCGCCGCACCATGATCTTGGTGCATTTTTTTATTCGCACGCACGCGCCCGCGCGCGTAAACCCAACACACCCAACACACACACCCAGAGGCCCCGAGTTTCGCGGCCTCACGCTGTGTTGGGTTCGCAAAACAACCCAACACATACCCAACACACCCAACACACTTCCGGGCAGATTCACGTCGCGTGCCCCTTCACATGGTCCCAACTGTCCACGTTCCAGCCCGCTAGCTTGGCTCGCGCCCGCCACTCGACCACGTGCGCACCCAGCGCGGCCGAGGAAGGGGATGGGGGCAGGAAGGACTCCGGGTCCTCAGGGAAGAAGAACGCCGCGAACCGACGGTTGCTGCCGTCCGTCCAGGGAATTGGCCTGGTCTTCTCGATACTTGCCGTGCTGATGAACAGACTGAACTTCGTGTGGCTTATCGAATGCTCCTTGTTCTGCTGGCACCACTCCAGAAACAGCGCGTAGAGATCTTTGCTCATGCATGCCCCCCACAGCCCGTGCCCGAGTTCACCGCTGCGCCAGAGGTGTACGAACGTCTGCCAGGTGGACCTACTCAAGGCCACCAGGCGTTCGCGCGCCGGCGTGCTCGGTGGCTTGGTCTGTGGGTCGAAGTCGCCTAAGTCCTGGGCCAGCAGCCAGGCATATAGCGCTTCGACGCCGCCATTGGCCAACTCGTGCTTGATCGCCTTCTGCCTGGCCTCCGGCAGCTTTTCCTCGGGCCACATGACCAAGAACCGCCGATCACCCTCGCTGATTGGCCAGGGCATGATTTCGTTGGAAAGGAACACAGCGTTCATGTGGCTGGCTTCTTCCCAGCCGTTCACGAACTTGCTCTCGATGCGCACGGTCTGACCGGTGATCAACTGCTTGATCTTGCCGACCTGGTTGTAGCGCTGGTCCCGGCTGACCACTTCCTCGAACACCGCCCACAACTTGCCGCTCTGCCAGGCATTGAAGTTCCCCTCAAGCTGGGTCTGCCCAACCGTGGCGGAATACTGACCATACAGGCGTCCCATCACGACGGAGAACAAGAGGCTCTTGCCTGACCCCTCCATCGTCGAGTGCATCAGCACCGCCGTGTCCATCTTCGCGCCGGTGTGCTGCAGCGGATACGCAAGCCAGCGCACCAGCCACTGCATGGAGTCCTCAGCGTGGTTGCACAGAAAGGCGATCAGCCAGCGGAGGTTCTCGCACGCCGCATCATCGCGCTTGGGCTCCAGCGGCAGGCCCTCGAACGTGTTGATGCATGTCTTGGTGTCGCACGTCATCGTCGGGTCAAAGACAATGTCGGCAACGTCTACCACCCGGCGCTCCGGGCTGTTGAGCCAGAGCGAGTAGGCATCGCCCAGGGCCATCTTCACTGCGCCCTCGGGCACACGCCGTTTCTTCGCCAGGTCCCACACGTCCTTGGTGCCATCGATGTAGACGTAGCGCACCGCTGGAGGCATGCTCATCGGCCCGACGGCCTTTCCGGCCATGGACCGGGCTCGCTCGATCTCCTTGACCTGCTCTTCGCTGATGCGCTTTTTCTTCTTCTCGTCGGTAACCTCCGACCACTCCTTGAAAACCTTCTGGCCCACCAGGGCGACGAAGGCGGTCTTCTTCATCTTCATCGCCTTGTCGATGTCCCACACGTGGGTTGTCCCCTCGACCAGGGCGTAGCGCCGCAGCGCCTTGGCCAGAGTCAGGCCCTCCCCCGCCCCCCTGTCACCTGCGGCGTCGCCGTCGGCATCCACGTCTTCGACCGATGGGGAGCGGGGAAGCTCCTTGGCCGGGCTGGGGGGCGGCTCATCGCCGCTAAGCATCTGATCGAACTGCTCCAGCGCCTCGCGAACACTGGGTGCTCTGGACTCGCGCTCGATGCCCAGTAGGCGCGCCGCGGCCTTGACCGCCTCGCCCTGGTTGCCGTTGTGGTCGAGGATGCAGAACACGTCGAACGCGTCGTTCTGGTGGCCGTTGGCGAGAGGGTCTGAGCCATGGTGTGAATACACCCGCCCCTCGCTGACCGTGACGCCCGGCAAGCCGGTGCTGCTCTGCGGACACAGCCACTTCTTCCCACGCTTGAGGTAGCCATGCGCCTCGAGCAATGCCTCGACATCGTGTGCCCGGTTGAAGGCATCGATAACCGACCCAGCGCTACCAGCCGGAGCCAGCCGCTTCGGTTTGGTAACCTTCTTCGGTTTCTGCACCGGCGCCCAAGGGCATGCCGCCTCGGCGTCACGCTTGAAGATGTCCCAGTTCTTCCAGATGTTCAGCAGGTTGTCCGGCAATACCGGTAGCCCCTCACCCTTTGGCGGGTTGCGCCAGGTGTACGGTCGCCCGGTGCCAGGATGGATGGAGGGTGGCAGGACGTCCTGCACTAGGCCTGCGCGCAGCTCGAACACGGTGAAGCGCTTCAGGCTGTCGGCCAGCACCTGCATCTTTGTCTGCTGCTCGGCATCCCCCTTCTCTTTCGCTGCGAGGATCGCCGCCTGCGCGAGCTTGAACTTGGAGCCGTCCGGGTCCTTCTCGTTGGGCCAGCTCAGTGAGTGCCGACTCAGCTCAACCCCATCCGGCACCTGGAACAGAATTCGGAAGCGCTCCGGATTCCCTACCACGGTGGGGTAGGCTACCGGCAACGCATCCAGATCCAACCCGAGGCAGTCCCACAGCACCTGGCGAGTGGATGGGACGTCGTCGACGTCCAGCGAGCAAACACGACTGGGGCCGAGTACAGCCCCCATGTTGTGCTTCGGATGCTTGGACCAGAAAGCCTCAGCCTGGGCAGCATCGGTGTAGTAACCACCTGGCCTCTGCCAGGCCTTGCCCTTGGGGATCTTGTTCCCCGGTTCGATGACTACCAGCGCGATGCCTTGTTCGACATACCAGCGAGCCCACTCGCTACGTAGACTATCTTCGCCAGGCCTCATACCGCCCCCGACTTAGTCTGCAAGCGGTATCCACGACGCACCTCCCTGCGCTGCTGGCACTCAACGCAGCAATCACACCCAGGCACCGCCAGGCGGCGCGCTGGTGGGATCTCGCTGCCGCAGTCATCGCAGATCGTCGCGCTGATACTGTACGCCGGCGCCGGACGGGGTCGAGAAGCGAGCGCCGCCTGCAAATGGAACTCCTCCAGTTCGGAGGCGCGATCGAGGATGTCACCCATTGGCTCTATCCTCCAGATCCTGCTCCATTGCCTGGCGGGCGCCGGCCATGATGCCCAGGACAGCCCGAATCACATTCGCACCGTGGTACTCCAGATCGGCGACCTCGACGGGCTCCCAGCGGTTGTCATCCGCACCTTTATGCAGACTGGCAACAAACTCGCCTTCGCGCTGCAGCAAATCCCCGACCGCCTTCAGGGCGGAAGCCGTGGCATTGACCGCCTCAGGCCGATACCAGACAGCACCGGCCGGGCGCATCAGTGCGTCCAGCAGGCGTGGATCCTTGGTCAGGCGGATGATGTCTTCGAGTTCGTCGGGGGTGGGCCACCGGCGTTCCTCGTCAAGCTTCAGTTTCTTCTGCAGGTCCTCATAGGGCAGAACCATGTCGTGGGCCAGGGAGGTCAAGCCTCCCTTGTAGTCGCGCCCTGCGCGGTATAGCGCCTGGCGGAGATCGAATACCGGACCGGCGTCCGGCAGCAGGTCTTTCCGGCTCATAACCGTAAATACTCCTTTTACGGTGTAGCCATCGAGCGGGGCTCGCCCTACTCTATGACCACGACCGATGCAATGTGCTGTGTCGTCGTACGCCGGGCCCAGGGTGTAGAGGCCCTGTCCGGCACCCGGCCGGCGCGGGTGTAGAGGCCCGCGCCGGCCAACCTTTTCTGTATTCACCTCCCTCTTCTTTTCGCAAGGAACTGCGTATGCCCTCCAAGAAGCCTCAGACAATCACCGTCGGAATGCTCCGGGAGCATCTCGCCGTCTACCCCGATCACTACGAAGTCGACTTCAGCGGCCTAGAGTTCTACCGCCTAAAACAGCGCGGCCCCGAACTGGTCCAGGTCGAATTCAGCGAGCAGGTGTACAGGGACAAAACAGGGCGCGTGGTGGTTGAGAGCCTCGAATGAGGTAGCCAGCTACTTCCAAGGCCTTCTCCACCGGGACGGCGCGATAGCTTTCGAAGGCCTCCCCTTTGTGCCGTGCCGTGACCATGACCAGGCCGTCATCGAGGTGGCGCATCACCACCTCCAGGCCGGGGGCCACACCGAAGTTATCCGCGAATATGTCCATACGCTCCCCTGCATCCGATGAATATTTCATGCCGCTCGCTGCTTCCCGCGGAGATAGGCCCAGTCGATGTCAGGCCTGGTCTCTTCGCATGCCACAACACCGCCAGTCTCCCTATCGAGATCAATTGCCAGGGCGGCATTCGCCCGACGATGCCCGTAAGCCACCTGGGTCAGTTGCCCCACAGTCGTCCCACAACGGGCCGCAAGCGCTGCCTTTGCGTCTTTACTCAGGGGCTTGAGGTAGTCGAGTAGTTTCATGGTCCCTCCTGCCGCAAAGATTAGCGTCCGCTAACGAATATAGCAACAAGGGATTAGCAGCCATCAATTTACAAAACGCTAACACTTGGCGAACCTTGGCCCATGGACATCAACAAGCTCAGAATCCGCGCCCTTGGCGCCCTCATCGGCGATCAGAAGACCAAGGATTTTGCTGAGAAGCACAACCTTGACGCTTCCTACATCTCGCAACTGCTGAATGGCCATCGCCCGATGGGCGAGAAAGCCGCACGAAACCTAGAGGCAAAGATTGGCCTAGCACCGAACTCTCTTGTGATGCCAACCCAATTCCCGGACGTGCATCGGGCTCAAGGGAAAGACCTACCGGTGAGCAACCTGGAAGAGGAAGCCCTACCGGTGCTGAAAGGAAGCGTCCCAGTAGTAGGGAAAGCTAAGTTGGGTGTAGATGGATACTTCGAGGCCCTAGACTATCCAGTGGGCCATGGCGACGGCAGCATCTTAATCAGCAGCACCGATCCCAATGCCTATGCGCTGCAGGTTGTCGGGCATAGCATGCACCCGAGAATCAAGCACAAAGAGTATGTGATGATCGAGCCAAACCGCTCCTTTGCGCCAGGCGACGAAGTGCTGGTTAAGACAGTTGATGGCCGCGCAATGATCAAGGAATACAGCTACCGCCGAGAGGGCACTTGGCGCTTCGACAGCGTGAACCCCAACGAATCTCCCGTCTTCCTGGAAGACGACGAGATCGTCCATGTCCATTTCGTTGGAGCGATAGTCAAGTCCTCACGCTTTATTCCCTCCGCCTGACAAAAAATTTAGCATTCTGTATTGCTAATGTAATTAGCTGTAGCTAATCTGTGTTTCGTACCCACCCTCTACCTTGGAGTACGAGACATGCAATCGGCACAGCACACGCCCAAAGCCCGCTGCCCGGTGTACCTACACCCGGCAGCGGCCACCAGCCCCGCCACTGTTGAGGCCATCCAGGCCCGCACCGGGCTGCTGGTGATCATCAGCACCTCCCAGCGCGCCTGTCTCTACCAGCCGCGCCCTGTCGCCCCCAGCACGGATGCCGACAGCGGCCCGTGGGGAGGTGCTGCATGAACAAGCCCACCATTGAGGAACTACTGCTGCAGATCCTCTCCACCTGCCTGCTGATCGACAGCCAGGGCAAGTGGAAGGCCACCTTCTATCTGTCCTGCATCGACGCGGACGTCTCCGTTTCAATCCACCGGGCCGACGACACCACGCCGTTGGGAGCCCGAGTTGCCCATGCCTACGAGTACGCCTTCATCGGCGCCGACACCCGTGGCCGTCGCAGGAACCTCACGGAGGACGAATCCCGGCAGAACCTGTCGATGCTCCTGACCTTCACCCAGCGCTACCTCAGCATGGAGGCCGCGGCATGAAGCCCTTCCTGATCGGCCTCACTGGCCGCGCTCGCTCCGGCAAAGACACTGCGGCGAACTACCTCGCCGCCCAGTTCGGCCTGCTGGTCTATGCCCTAGCCTCACCGCTGAAGCTGGCCCTGCTCGACATGCTGAACTTGCCCGGGTCCGCCCTGGAGGGTCCGGCGAAGGAACAGCCGCTGCCTTGGCTGGGCAAGTCGCCGCGCGAACTGATGCAACTGCTGGGCACTGAGTGGGGCCGCAACTTAGTGCATCCGCAGCTCTGGCTGATGCTGGCCGACATGAACCTATCCAACCACCTGGAGGCGATGCCTCAGGCCCAGGGGTTCGTCATCAGCGACGTGCGCTTCGACAACGAGGCGGACTGGATCCGCGCCAAGGGCGGCGTAGTCGTCCATCTGCATCGACAGGATACCGCCGAAGTCGCCGCGCACAGTAGCGAGTCGGGCATCACAGCGGGGGCACACGACCTGTTCATCAGCAACGACGGCAGTCTGAATGATCTCTACCAGACGCTGGACGAAGTGATGGCACTGCTCCAACTCCGCGCAAAGAACGCAGCCTGAGAGGGCCCGCCATGAACCGGGATATCCGCCATGCAGCTGCCGCCCTCGGCGTCAGCGAACGGGACCTGCGCAACCACCTGCGGCAGCACAAGGACCTGAACCAGGACGGCACCCTGGCGGCCAAGCACATCGGCCAGGGCCACCTGTTCATGGATCCGCGCTCGCGCTGGAACCCGCGACTGGGCCAGTACACCCACTACAGCGTGGTGATGGTCACCGAGGCTGGAATCGCCTACCTGGCCAAGCGCCTCGGCGTGTCCATCACCGTCACCCAGCACAAGGACGACGTGGCATGACTCCGAAACCGAACCCCATCGCCGACGCCGTCGGCACGCTCAAGCTGGTCGGCATGCACTTCGCGGCACCGACTGCCTACCCGGCCGACGCTCTACAGGCCGCCGCGGCAGAGTGCATCGACCGCCTGGACACCCAGCCCCAGGAAGTAACTCAACTGGCGCTCCTCTATACCGCCTTGGTGGCCATCACCCCGCGCGGCTGGCTACCCCACGTCACGCTCACCAACGACGAAGTGCGCCCTTACGGCGCCATAGTCACCGACGCGGCGGGCAACATCGCCGCTAGCGGCCTCGGCAAGACAGTCAACGGCCTAGTCGCCTTGGTGTCGGCTCGCCTACCAGCGGGGCGCGGGGAGGCGCTATGACGACACTTGAGCAGCTCTACCAGCAGTGGGGTACAGCAACGCTCACCCTCGCCCAGGTCCGGGCAGCGTACTTCCCACACCTGAAGACCGATAAACGCCTGCGGGCTCTGATCAAGAGCGGGGAGGTGGCACTGGTCACCCGCAAGCTCACGACGTCCCGACTGGAGGAGCCGCTGGTGTACCTGACGGACCTGGCCGAGTTCCTCGACGCTAAGGGCGTCAAGGCAGCCTGATCGACGCGCCCCGGCGCAACCGGGTGAAACGACAGGGAGGAGTGGCAGCCATGTAGACATCCCAACCGGGGCAGGTCAGCCCAACTGGCCGAGCTCGACCAGCAGTCACATATGGCGGCGTATGTGAAACCGGAAGGCCTGGAGACGGGCCTTCCCCAGGGCGCTTTCGACGAGAGCGTCCTGGGGAATACCAACCACCACCAACGAGGCACAGCACATGAAAAAGACCGACGTGAACGACTTCTTCAGCTCGCTGAATGCGGGCGTCTTCGCCAACCAGATCGGCACGGCCCTCTCCGACGTCGGCTCCGGCGTGGTCGAGTTCGGCAAGAAAGGCAAAGTCGTCATCACCTTGGAGCTCAGTCAGATCGGCGAATCCAACCAGGTAAAGATCAACCACAAACTCGACTACAAGGTGCCCACCAAGCGCGGCAGTCGCAGCGAAGACACCGCGCTGGACACCCCGATGTACGTCACCCCTAACGGCCTGGAGCTATTCCAGACCAACCCGACCGACCAGTTGTTCAACCGCCAGCAGGCACCGGTCGTCCCCCAGGACGCTTAACCCGTCCACACCCCACAACCTCTACTACATCAAGGAACACAGCACATGAAAGAAGCACTGCAACTGGTCCTCGCCAACGCCATCGCTGCCGCAGGCACCCGTATCACCGGCTCGGCCGGCGCCATGGCGGTTGTCCCGGAGGGCTTCAAGCTCCAAAGCCTGGAACGGCTGGAAGCGCACCGCAACCGTTTCCGTGGTGCCCTGACCACCTCCTCGCTCGCAGATTTCGTAACCTACGTGAACGAGCGCGCCGGAGAAGAGGCTCGCGGCTTCGTCGACAAGGACAGCATGTCCTGCCGGGTGATCTTCAACCTGGGTGATACCGAACTGGCCGGGCACGCCGACGATATCGCCACCTTGGCGCTGCAGCCCACGGCCGCTTATGCCGCTCTGCAAGACATCGCTGGCCAGCGTCTGTCGCAGAAGGACCTGGCTGAGTGGATGGAAGACTGGCGCGACTTCCTGAAGGCGATCTCCCCGGATGATCAGGAAATGCCCCTGGTCCAGGCCATCGCGGCAGTACGCAACATCACCATCAAGGCTTCCAGCGAGCGCACCAGCGTTGAGGGCAACTTCAATGCGTCGCGCAGCGCCATGGACCAGATCGAGGCTGCCAGCCAGGACACGCTGCCGGCCTCGCTGATCTTCACCTGCCTGCCCTACGACGGCCTGCCGCTGCGCAGTTTCGTCCTGCGCCTGTCAGTGCTGACTGGCGAAGCCAAACCGGTAATCAAGCCTCGCTGGGTAGCTGAACAGCAGGTGCGAGAGGAAATCGCGCAGGAGTTCAAGGACATGCTCGCTACCGACATCACCTCCACCGATCTGACCATCGGCACCTTCAAGGTCGGCGAATAACTCCTACCACGCAGCACCCCGCCGCCGGCCTCTACACCGGCGGCGGGCTATACGAGGACACAGCACATGCCTATCACCTATCAGTTCATCATCGGCGGACTGGCTCTCGCCTGCGCCGCGGTTCTGTTCTTCGCACTCCGCGCCTCTCGCGCCGCCTATGCCAATGGCTACAACTCCGGCCACGACGATGCATCCAGAGCCTGCGAACTCCGCATCGAAGACCAGCAGGTCCACATTCGAGCTCTCCAGGCCGACGTGGGCGCGATGCAGGCGAAACACATCAACGATCGTGCAGCACTGCTTCTGCAGGCCGACCAGATCCTGGACAGGAACAACGCCCGTACCCAGTACGCTCAGTTTCAGCCAGGCGACGGAGACACCCTCACCACCTCCGCGAAGCTGCTCCGCCTGGCCGGAGACGTGTTCGCCCGCCTGCACGCTAACGACAAGGCTGAAGAGGCCCACGCCGCGCAGGAAGCAATCCGCGCGTTGCTCCAGCGCATCCCGGCCGCACTCGCCGCTGAAGTGCCCCCGCCGCTTGATACGAAGCTGTTTGACTTCCTCGAGCAGCATGCAACCGGCTCCGCAGACTTCGGCACCTTCACCTTGAGCTTCGAGGTCGGCGATACCTTCCGGGGCACCAGGACGATCCGCGAGGCCGTCACCTACGCCTTGGTCAAGGCCGAGGAGTCCGAGGCACCTGGGGCCAACCTGCCGCACGCCAAGTCGACAGACAGACTCTCCGCCTGGGAGGCGGTGGACCTCGACTACACCGGCGACACCGCGCCGATGTGCATGTGAGGTGACCCATGACCTGGATTCTCACCTACACCGGCAAGCGCTTCGACCTATTCGAGCCCAAGCCGGAAATGATCGATCCGCGGGATATCTCCCACGCCCTGGCCCACTGCTGCCGGTTCAACGGCCACGTGTCCCAGCACTACAGCGTTGCCCAGCACAGCTACCTGGTGGCAGACCTGGTGCCGAGCACCGACTGCCTGTCCGCCCTGCTGCATGACGCCACCGAGTCCTACGTCGGTGACATGGTCCGGCCGCTCAAGAAGCAGATACATGCCTACCGCGAAGTCGAGGACCACATCTGGGAAGCCATCTGCACCCGGTTCGACCTGGACAAGGAACTGCCGGAGTCAGTCAAGCACGCCGACCTGGTGGCGCTGGCCACCGAGCGCCGCGACCTGATGCCTGCCGACCCCGCCGAGTGGGCCTGCCTGAACGGTATCCAGCCCTTGGCGGCACGCATCAAGCCCTGGTCCATCGAAGAAGCCAGCACCCGCTTCCACTACCGCCTGATGGATCTGCTCTCCATCACCCATCGCACCGCGAATGCCTGAGGAAATGAAACATGAACGCACTGACCAGCATCGCCCTGCCAACCGTCCTCGGCACCCCGTTCGAGGGCGGCTTCTACATGGGCCAGTACCAGATTCAGGGCGAGCGCTTCGCCCTCATCCGCGCACCCAAAGCACTGGGCTTCCACGCTCCCATCCACTGGGGTGAGTACGGACTGCTGATCCCGGACGCCGATAGCTTCGTGGACGGCCTGGCCAACACCAAGGCCATGGCCGAAGCCGGCTCGAAACTGGCCGCCTGGGCGCTCGGCCTTTCGATTGGCGGCCACAACGACTGGTATCTCGGCGCCCGCGACGAGAACGAAATGATCTATCGGGTCTGCAAGCCCACCACCGATGAGAACTGGTGCAGCTTCCGCGATGGCGACAACCCCAGCAGCTTGCCGCCGGGCTACCCGTACACCGCCGTGGCGCCCGGGCAGAGCCCCATTGCCATCTTCCAGGATGGCGGCGAGGAGGCGCTGGAGGCCCGCAGTTATTGGACCAGTACGCAGGACGGCCCGTACGGCGCGTGGATCCAGTACTTCGACGATGGCAGCCAGGGCTACGGCGGCAAGGGCGACGCACGGCCCGCTTTCGCCGTCCGCAGAATCAAAGTCACCCCTTGACCACTTCGCTTTCCTGCCGCGCGCCCCGCGCGCGGTCGGCTCAAATTTTTGAGGACTAGACCATGCAGAACGAAATCACTCTGGCAATCGGCGACACCACGCTCATCACCACCAACGCCCTGCTCGCCCGCCACACCTTGGAACAGGAAACAGGCCTGATACCCAGCGGCAGCATCCAGGGCAATTTGATCACTCTCGATGCCCACCTCACTCCGCCCGCTATCGGCCAGCACTGGCACGGCCAGGGCGGCACTTACGTCGGCGTGATGCGTGGCGAAAATGGCGAACCGGATTACCACCTTATCGCCCCGAAGCATGCACAGATCGACTCGATCACCTACGGCGGCCGCGGCTACCGGGTCACCGGCGCAGATCACATCCGCGACGGCCTGGCCAACACCCGTGCGTTGACCGCTCATGATATCGATCACCCTGCTGCGCTATGGGCCACCGAGCAGGAAGCTGAAGGACACACGGATCTCTACCTGCCGTCCCGCGCAGAGGCGTACCTGTGCTGGGCACACATCCCTGAACAGTTTCAGGGCAAGGGCTGGTGCCTCACCAGCACGCAGTACGGCCCGAACAACGCGTGGATCCAGTACTTCGTCGGTGGCGGCCAGCTCACCGGCGGCAAGGACGGCGCACGGCCCGCTTTCGCCGTCCGCAGAATCCTCATCCCTTCACCACTTAATGCTCTGAACAACTGCGCGCGCAGCGCGCAGTAAGCGAGTTTTCCAGCATGGCCATCGCCCAACACCTGCCGATCTACAAACGCGCCGGAGAACTGGCCCGGCTTGTAGCCGACCTCTCCAAAGGGTGGCGCCGCGACTTCAAGCGCACCCTCGGGGAAAAGGTGCTCAACGAGTGCATCGACGTGTCGATCCTGATCTTCCGCGCCAACACGGCCGGCGGCCAGGAACGGGTAGCGCACATTCAGCTGATCCTGGAACGCATCCAGGTCGTCGAACTGATGCTGCGCCTCTCGGTCGACCTCGGGCTGCTCAGCGGAGCCCAGCACGGCCGAGCCATTGAAATCACCGACGACATAGGCCGGCAGGCCACTGGGTGGAAACGAAATGCCGCCGCATCGCCAGCCGTGTGAGCGCCACGGCCCTCACACCAGCGCGATTTTGATTCTGGTCGTGCCGCTGGCTCACAAGGCCACCGTCATGCGCACCAGGGGAACCGCCGGGCATCGTCCCGGCAGGCCCTGCGCAGTCTCGCCACTGATCGGCCTCGGCCTTCGGCAGCGCGACGTAGATAGCACGACCTGGCGCAGAACGGCCCGAACAACGCGTGGATCCAGAACTTCGACGATGGCAACCAGAACAACGACGACAAGGACAACGCACGGCCCGCTTTCGCCGTCCGCAGCATCGAACGGCAACACCGGCGGCCATGCTGGATTTTCTATCGAGGCACTCATGCAGGCCTATTACGACTGCCGGCGCAGCAAGCGCAACAGCAAGTCGGCCCTTGCATTCGAGTTCAACCTGGAGCGCAACATCATGCAACTCCACCATGAGCTGAACACCGGCGCCTACCAACCCGGCGCCTCCATCTGCTTTGTCGTGACCCACCCGAAGCACCGCGAGGTGTGGGCCGCCGACTTCAGAGACAGAATCGTCCACCACCTGCTGTACAACCACATCGGCCCGCGCATCGAGCGCTCCTTCATTGTTGATAGCTGTGCCTGCATCAAGGGCCGCGGCACACTCTATGGCGCCCAGCGCCTGGAGAAGAAGGTGCGCAGCATCACCCGCAACTGGAAACGCCGCGCCTTCTACCTGAAGTGCGACCTGTCCAATTTCTTCATCTCCCTCGACAAGCGGGTGCTCGAGCAGCAACTGATCGCGCGCATCCCCGAGCCAACCTGGCGGGCACTTGCCCTACAGATCCTCTGGCACGACCCACGCACCAACTACGAAACCCGCAGCCCCACCCGCTTGCTGAATCGCGTGCCGCAGCACAAGCGGCTCACCGCCCAGCCGGCGTACCTGGGCCTGCCTATCGGCAACCTGTCGTCACAGTTCTTCGCCAACGTGCACCTCGACGCTCTGGACCAGTTCGTGAAACACCAGCTGCGCGTGAAGCACTACATCCGTTACGTCGATGACTTCGTTCTGCTGGCCGAGTCTCCCCAACAGCTGAATGCCTGGCACAACCAGATCGAGGCATTCCTGGCCGACACGTTACATGCCCGACTCAACCCTGCGAAGACCGTGCTCCAGCCCATCGCCCGCGGGATCGATTTCGTTGGCCAGGTGATCCTTCCGCACCGCCGCGTCACACGCCCGCGCACCGTGGAAACTGCCCTGCGCCAGGTAAGCGCCGCGCCGGGGGAACAGCTGCGCGAAACCGCCAACAGCTACTTCGGCCTGCTGGACCAGGCCAGCCACAGCCACAACGCCCGCCGGAGGCTGGCCAGGATCGTGCAGAAGCGCGGCCGCTCTGTCTCCGCAAACCTGCGCAAGACGTTCAAGGAGGCAGCATGAGCCAGAAGACCCAACAAGACAGCCTGCCCATCGCCGAGGCGGAGCGGCCGGAACTGTGGGCTGTACATGCCCAAGGGCCGGACGAACTGTACGCAGCATTCAGCCGCGAAGACGCCGACAAGCACGCGGCCGACCTGAATGCCCTGCCGATGCCAGAGGGAATTACGGTCGACGCAGTGGTTGTTCCGTCCCCATGGCCGGCTGCCGAGCACTGGCAATACCTGGCCGAACAGGAGCGAGACCACAAGAACGAAATCGCCGTGCGCCTGCGCCAGTTCGAGCGTATCTGCGAAGGGCTGCCGCAAGACGCCATCGATGGTGGCTGGACCGTGCAAGGCATTCGCGGCTATGCCAAGCGCTTGGAGGATCAACTGAAAGTCGCCCAGGCCGAAGTCGAAGCACTGCGGGCGGAGCTTCAATCTCAGCGAGAGCGCAACACCGAGCTGATCTTCAAGCTCGGTAGCGCAACGAACGGCTGGGGGCGCTGCGAAAAAGAGCGAGACGCCGCCAACGAGCGCGCCGACGCCCTCGAACACCGCATGATGGGCATGATGGACGGCTACCTGTCTGTTGGTATCGACCAACTGGAGCAAGAGCGCGACGCCGCCCTGGCCAGGTGCGCGGAGTTGGAAGCCGAACTAGCTATGGCAAACGACGCGGCCGCAAAAGGCGATGCTGCGCGCCATCAGTGCGCTGGAATGGAAATGGAGATTAAGGAACTGCGAGGCGCTGCCGACCACTGGGAAGCTGAATCCAGGGCGCTCCAGAAACTGCGCGACGCTGCCCTGGCCAGGGTCAAAGCACTCGAAGCCCTGGTCGCCGCGCGCATCAAGGATGTTCCCGTAGATGCTTCGGTAATCGCCCTGGTCGGCGACTTCAACGAAGAGCAGGTTCACGAATGCAAGCGGTTCCATGACGCTATTCGGGCGCAGTGCAACCCCGAGGCAATTGTGGTTTTCCTAAGCTCTACGAATGACATCCAAGCAGTGGACGAAGCTGCCATGTGCTCAGCTGGTTGGGCCCGCACCGACGCCCCAGTAACCCAGACTCAGTCCGGCGACCACTCGGAACTGCGCCGAATTGCTGTCGCACTCAAGAACCCGCTACTCAGCGGAGATGAGGCCTCGGACCTGATGGTGCGTTACGAGGCGCTGACCATGCCTGACCACATCATCGCGTTGATCGACAACCAGGCTCAGCACAGCGTGCCGTTAAATGCCGCCGCTCTGGTAGCGGCCGAAGGAAGGAAATACTCGCTCAACGCTGCCGGCATGTTTGACTCCGGTGCCCCGGAGCACGCCCAGACCTTTGCCATCGTTCAGTTGCTGTCCGAGTTCGATGACGAAGAGGCGGAAAGCCACTGGGAAGCGATCATGGCCTATTCCGATCTTCGCACCAGTGACGCGCTGTGGCGTGCTGCCGAACTGCTCACCGCCTCGCCCGGCAATGAGGTGCCGAAGGCCTGGCTCGTCGGCCAGACCGAGCGCCGCATGTTCAAGGGGGCGAAATGAGCACCCGCAAGCCCCACAACATGCGCGCCCGCCTCGAGCGCAACTGCCGGGCACTGGTGCGCACCAACCACGCCGCCGTGATCAACATCGATCCAGCCGGCGACCAGCACCTAGTGAACTGGAAAACCGGCAGGCTGATTAAGTCGCACCCCATGGTTGACGCGGTGTGCGACTTCACCCATCCCTGGTGCATCTACATCAGCGCCCTGTGCATCGACCAGTTCGGCAAGCGCTACATCAAGAGCACCGAGGTGGCGCCACAAGGCGTCTACCTCGCCGACCAGCTAACCGACGTGATAGAGGCCTTCTACCGCGAACACCTCGCCAGCTGTAATTCGAAGCACATCGTCAGCTCCGGCTGGATTGCAATTCCCGACAGCGTGACCCTGGACGAAGCCCAGGCCGCCCGCATCTATGACGCTGTCGGCGCCTGGCCCTCGCCAGTCGCCGCCTGAGCAGGAGAACGCGATCATGAGCAGCAATGTCGCCGGCATCCTAGACTTCGAGGATCTTCAGCAGGTCACCGGCTACGTGCGCCGCGCCGATGTCGAGCGCGTGCTGCGTGAGCAGGGCATCAAGATTTTCCACGGCCGCAAGGGCCCATGGACCACCACAGAACTGATCAACCATGCCGCGGGCCTCGCCGCAGGCAACCAGGAACACTACGGACCAGACATACTCAGATGAGACGCGGAAGAAAACGCCAGGCAAACCCTCACATCCCTGCCCACATAGACCAAGCTTCTCTGCCGAAGGACGTCTATTTCGACCACCGCGGCGCCGGCTGCTGGTACCGGTTGAGCATGAACGAAGCCGGCCGCCGGGTACGCAAGAACCTGTGCGGCGCTACGGTCACCCTGGCCGAACTGCACCGCATCGTCGAAGAATTGCAGGGCATCGACCGTGACAGCCTGCGGTACCTGTGCGAGCAGTATCACGCCAGCATCAGGTTCACCAGCCTCGGCCAGAAGACCCAGGAAGACTACAGCTACAGCCGCGACGTGCTGCTTGGCGTACCGACCCAACTCGCCGGCAAGACGCTGGGCGACCTGGCCGTCCGCAAGTTCACCTCTCCCCTGGTCCAGCGCCTGATCGACAAGATCGCGGAGCAAGGCACGCCATCCAAGGCGGCCCACGCCCTGCGCTACCTGCGTCTGGTGCTGCAGTGGGGCAAGAACCGGGGCTTTGTCGACGAGAACGTCGCCAAAGGCATCGAGGCACCCAAAGAACGAAAGCGCCGCCGGCTGCCTGCGCCGGCTGCTATGACGCAGCTCATTCAGTTCGCCTATCAGCAGGGCCAACTGGTGCGCGGCCAGAAAGGCGCCTGCGCGCCCTACCTCTGGTATGTCATGGAGATCAGCTACTTGTGCCGCCTGCGCGGCATCGAGACAGTCACGCTCACCGACGCGAACGAAACAGAAGAAGGCGTGCTGACCAACCGCCGCAAGGGCAGCCGCGACAACATCGTCCGCTGGACACCGCGCCTACGCGCGGCCTGGGATGCAGCAAAGAAAGTCCGTGCTGACGTGTGGGAGAAGAAGCGCATGCCGGTACCGATCGCAGCGGATCAGCGCCGGCTGATCGTGGCAGCCCACGGCGGGCCACTCCGGAAGTCGAGCCTAGACACCGCCTGGCAGCGGTTCATCACCCAGGCCCTGGAGAAGAACATCATCACCGCCGAGGAGCGCTTCGGCATGCACGACCTTAAACGCCGCGGCATCACTGACACCCCCGGCACCCGGGGAGAAAAGCAGGAGGCCAGCGGCCACCGTGACGAGTCGATGCTGGACGTCTATGACTTCAGCGTACCTATAGTCGCCCCCTCGGGAGGCCCGAACGGGGGCGTACAATGATCGAAACACCCCGCATAGAATGCGGCCTGAACGACAGCAAGCGCGTACAAAGAAACGTCGTAAACCGTTGATTTTGCAATTAAGGGCGGATTACTTGTAATCAGTAGGTCCCGGGTTCGACTCCTGGTGCCGGCACCATGAATCCCGAAAAGCCCCGCCTCGCGCGGGGCTTTTTGTTTTATCCTGCTTCCTTTCTACCCAGTGATGGCACTTCGAATA